CCTTTTAATGTATCCAAAAGAACCTAATTTTTTATTCTTTCGATATGTTCTAAATTTGGCGGAGAGTACAGGACTCGAACCTGTAAGTCCATCAGGACAACAGCTTAGCAGACTGCTCATTTACCAATTAATGTAACTCTCCAGTCGAAGGTAGCAATAACTACCTTTGTGCACTTTGACTCGCATTTTTGTTTATAACCGATATAATGCTGAAAGTGGACTAATCAATAAAAAAACTCCCACAGACGACGTATCGTAAGCATTTAAGCTTCGTGAGAGTATTGATGTTATTATGGCTGGAGATATTGGACTTGCACCAATAACATTTTGCTTAACAGGCAAACGCTCTAACTAACTGAGCTAATCTCCAATATTTGTCAGAGGCTTTTTTAGAGTAGAGCCTCTAAACTACTGCCAAAAATTAAGAAAGGATTATATGGATCCTGGTAATCTCAATTTCTACATGCTACCATACTAACACATTTTTTCTAACCTTTCCATCCCCGTTTTTTTACCAATTTTTTACCGATTTTTTACTTGTATTAAATTTTTGACTCTAAAATGAAACTCCAAAACTGGGAATATTCTATCTCTTTTTTTATAAACTGTCTTTGTAGCTAAGTTCATTTTATCAGCTATAATTTCATATTTAACTTTATCACCTTTAAAATGATTATCTAAAAATCCAACTTGTATTAAATCATAGTCTTCATTATTTTTTACCATTTCTAAAGCTGAATCTATTCTGAATAATACTTCTTCACAATCGCTAATATCCTTTGAAATTCTAGCTTTGAACTCCTCTATTCTCTCGTAATCTGATTTAACTTCTGTGAATCCACTCCCAGAAATTTTGTCCAATGTATAACTTTTTAAAAGAACTGGATTATTGAGATATTCAAGATTTTTTTTAATTCTATTTTTGTATTTAGCGTAACTAATTAATACAGTCTCTATTGCTTTAAATATTATCTTTTGCTCCTGTGTTGCCATCAATTCACCTCATTCTATTATCTCTAATTGATTATAAATGTCACTAGGGATATTCCCTTTCCATTGAAAACTATTTTTTAAAATATATTCATTGTAAGCAACAGCTGTTCTATTTGCTCTTATTTTAGCTTGTGTTGCAAGTTCTACATCTGTACTTTTATAAGCTTCATAAGTTAATTTATCTGATTTATATGTTGCAATCATTGCCCTAGCAGTGTCTTCAACTTTTTTTAATCTATCATAACTTATGTTATCTATAGCTTTTTGATATTTATAATCAACTTTTTCAGTGAGAAAACTAAATCCATATACCATCAAAATTAATACTGCCATTCCTACTATTCCTGTTATCAAATCTCTTATTATCTTCATTTATTCCCTCCAATTTCATATTTAACAATTGGATTTTCAACTTTCATTGGTATATCGCTATATAGATATGTTCCTGTCCACTCTATATACTTTCCATCATTTGTGAAAAAGAATATACCCATATTATCATTTTCTCCATAACTTCCGTCTACATCAGGCAACCAATCATTATAAGTACCACTTGAGTAATATTCGCTATCTGGAGTTAAAAAACTATTTAAGCTAGATACTTTCCCATCTACTGTGAATGAACCTACTATTCCTCCATTTTCAGTAAATAAAACTATATACCCAAATGGTTTTACGACAGGACACGGTAAATTAACTGCTTTTTCTCTTTGACCATTTACCCAATAAGTTCTACGAATTAAATTATATCTTTCTAAACTATAATCAATGTCATTTGGGGTTGGTTGGTTTTCTGCCAATTTACTTCCTAATCTTACTGTTGAATAAATATCTCTACTAGTTCCCATTTCTTCGCAACCTGTAAATAATACAACCAAACATAATACCATTAATATTTTTTTCATCTTACATCACTCCTTTATTTTGCTCTAACTAACTCAAATTTTTGAATTCCCCATTCCAAAACTTCTAAATCTATACCTTTTTCTTTGTATATTGCTTTTGTAGTTCTTATAAACTCTAACTGTGCTTCTTCTAGTTCAACATCTGTTAGTTCCTTTTTTCTAAAAATAGATTTTTTAATTGTTTTTTCTGTATTTCCTTCTTTAATTCTCAAATCTATTTGATATCTGTGCAGCATATTATTCCTCCTTATCTCTTCTTTTTAAATCTTCCAACATTGCAGTTAATTTTTCATGTTGTATTTTGCAATCTCCACATAATTCTTTAGTTTTTTCTTTACAATGTGCTAAAGCGTCATCTAAATCTTTTGAAGTATAACCTTTAATTTGGTTATCTTGTTTCTTATACTTCCCATTTTTATAGCTTTCTAGCTTATTAATATGCTTCTCAAAATCTTGCTCTGTTAATCCACTCAACAGTAATAGATTTACAGTAGCAGTTATGAGATCCAAAGCTTCAGCTATAAAATTATCTTTATTTTTTATATAACTAAAACTATCTTTGTTTACAACTTCATTTAATAGTTCCTGGTACTCTTCTTTTACTTTTCCTAGCTGTGCTGTTTCGTTTGCATAAGCTATTGACTTATAATTAGTTAATTTATTAAAATCAATTTCCATTTTTACACTTCCTCATATAATTCTTTAAATTCATCTTCATCAAAAACTCTATATTCAGAATATTCATCTTTTACTACATACTTTCCAAAATACACTTCTTCAGTAGCTTCTCCATATTTGTCGTAAGTTTCAAAAAAAACATATCCATCTTCTAAAACTCTTTTTATTGCTGTTTCTTCATCTTCAGCCCAAGGACAATAATACCTGGATACACTCAAAAATTTTATTACTTCAATTATATTGTCTTTTGTTAATTGTATTGCTTCTACTTCCGCAGGCTTTTTAACATATTTCTTAATCATTAACTCACTCCTAATAATTCTGGGTTTTCATAAACATTTCCAATTATTTCCATTCTTTCATTATTGTTGTTTGTAAAAGGTATATTCATTTCAAATTCATCATCTCTCAAAACAAATCTTGCTTCTTTACTATTGAAAATAACTTTATATTTACTATTATGTAAAGTTACAATGTCTCCCTCATAAATTTCTTTTCCGTTTTTATCTTTTAACCCTGTGTATTGCATAAGTTCAACATCATTAAATTTATCGTGTCTTATATTTAACAAATGTCCAGTTCTTTCAACTATATAAGTTACCTTTTTAGTTACATAATCAATTAAAATAACTTCAAATATTGCTTTTTTTTCTTTTACCCAAGCTCTAAATTTAATCTCTCTCATCTTTATCCTCCCAAGTTGCTATATCTTCTATATATTTACCCCAATTATAGCAGTTACAGCACATTACACTTCTCTTAATGTCATTAATATTTAATGTATTTTTTTTACTGTCAAAATCTCTATCAATGATTTTTACTTCTATGTCAAATTTTGTACATCCACACTTTTTACACTTCCACATTATCTACTCCTAATCCCATTTATCTAAAAACCATTGTACAATTATAGCCCATATTATTGTAACTCCTGCCGCTACTAATGCCGCAATAGGCATTAACAATAAAAGCATTATTATTTTTTTTAATAACATCTTATCCTCCTATTTCCCCATTTCTTACTTTATTCCAAAACTCTATATACTCTTTACTATTTAAAACTTCCCTAGCTTTCGTACTATCTAAGAAGTAATTTCCTAGTCTATAATTTGTATCATCTTTATCATTTCCATAGTCTTTAGTGTTTTCTATCAATCCTCCAGAAATATAGAAATATATACATCCAAACGTTCTCATAATTTATTATCCTCCTATAACAGTTCTGCAAATGCTATTTCTTCATAAATCCATAGCATGTACTTATTAGATAGTTTAAATAGCCTATCTATGTACTTTCTAGAAATTCCAACATTTTTAATTACAGTTTTAATTTTAGCTGTATTCAATTCTTTCATCATTCTAGCCCAAGCCCCTAAAGTTACCATAAATCCACGTGGTAGCCTTTGTTTTAAATCATCTAGTGTTAGAGCAGGATTATCACTAACCCCACTCAAGCACTTAGTTGCTTGGCTTCCAACTGCTTCTCTATAGAAGAAATTATCCTCTATTTCTTCACCTTCATCACCATCGATTTGCGGTTGGAAATATTCAGCAAAGATTTTATCAGCTGTTGCTCTTGTTTGACTAATTAGCATTAACTTATCAAACGGTATAATTCCCTCATTTTCTTTAATTTCTCTGTCCCAAATTTTTTTATGATTTGTGCAACTTCTAGAAATGTTAACTAAAATAGTTGCAAGTTTTAAACTTTCTATTTTTTCATCAGTTGGCTTTTGTGTTATAACTATTTCCTGCTTCTCATTTATCTTAATTTCTCTCTTTTTACGAGGCTTAGCTTTTATCATAAGATAGACCTCCTTACTTTTTTAAATTTTAAATTATAAACTTCTGTATTATTCATCATTAAGTTATAATCTTTATCGTCAATTTTTTCATTGTTTAGAATTTTATTTATAACTCTTTTCCTTGCTTCAGATATTTGTTGTGGCTTCTTTCTAAAAATATAATTTTCTTTTTTATCTATCATATTTTTAAGTTTGTTAAATTCCTTTTGCTCTAGCTCATCTGCTTTATGCTCTAAAACTTTAGATATTGCATATTCATAAAATTGCTCATCA